CGCGCGACTCCACCGCGATCAGCACACCGCGCGTCTCGGCCGGCACAACGATGCCAATCGGTTCGGGGTCTGGCCCGTCGCCTGACACGGTGCCGACCACCTGGGCCGTCGCCGCACCCAAGCTGCTCGCGGCGCCGCCGGCAAACGTCTCGCCGCCCGATATGCTGGCCACCGCGGCACCGAGCGTCGCCGCAATGGCACCGGTCACGCCGGTCGCGACCGCGCCCGAGACCGAGGCCGTCGCCGCGCCGAGCGTGGCCGCCGCCGATCCCGAGAAAACCTCTCGCGCGACGACTGCGACAGTTGCGGCACCCAACGTGCGCGCCACCGTCCCGGAGAACGTCTGCCCGCCAGCCGCGGCCGCCGTAGCAGCGCCCAGCGCGGCCGCGATCTGGCCAACGACACCGTCTGTCGACTGCCCCGTGATGGATGCGGTCGCCGCGCCAAGGGTTGCCGCCGCTGCGCCGCTGATCGTCTGGCCACCGGCCACGGCAGCCGTCGCCGCGCCCAGGGTCCGCGCGATCGCGCCCGTGAAAGTCTCGCTGCCGACTACAGATGAGACCGCAGCGCCGAGCGTGGGTGACGCTGTGCCGACGAAGGTCTGGCCGCCTGCAGCAGAGGCAGTCGCTGCCCCCATGGTTGCGGTCACCGTGCCGGCGATAGTCTGCGCAGCCGAGACGGCCGCAGTGGCCGCGCCGAACGTGCTCGCGACCGCGCTGCTAAACGTCTCGCCGCCCGCCATGCTGGCGGTAGCTGCTCCCAACGTCTTGGCGACGGTGCCAGAGAATGTTTCCGTGCCGCTTACCGACGCTGTCGCGGCGCCGAGCGTTGCGGTGATCGTGCCTGTCGTGCCGCTGGCCGGCGTGTAGGTGATGCGGATCTGCCCGCGCGCGCCGTCGCCGCCCTTCTGGTTATTGGACGTGTTGCCGTCAGCACCGCCGCCGCCACCGCCAGGCGCTCCGCCCGCGCCGCCGCCGGTGCCAGCCGTATCGCCGGTACCGCCACCGCCGCCACCGCCGAGCACGTTGGCCGTGCCCGCACCGCCCTGCCCTGTCCCGCCCGTCCCGCCAGCGCCGCCCAGCGCGTTGTTACCCGCGCCCCCCGCGCCGCCCGCGGTGCCTGACCCGTTGTTCCCAACCCTGCCAGCACCACCGGGACCAGCAGCACCGCCACCGCCGCCGGCCGCAGTCGCAGCCGCGCTGACGCCACCGTTACCGCCAGAGAACTTGGTCGTGCCGACACCAGCAGAGGCCTGGCCGCCTTGGGCCGCGGTGAACGTGCCAGTGACGCCCTCCAATCCTCCCGCGCCGCCCTTGGCCAGCACCGTGGATGTCGAGCTGAGCCATGAGTCGCCGCCCGCCCCGCCATTCCCGGCAAGCACGCCAGCGCCGCCGGCACCGATTTGGTAGGTGACGCTGCCGCCGGGCGTCGCCGAAAAGTTGCTGATCGCGGAATACGCTCCGCCAGCGCCACCGCCCCCAGACCCAACCGACGAACCGCTGACCCCGCCCCCAGCGCCGGAGGCGCCCCACACCTCGATCAGACTGCCGGCCGCGACGTAATCGGCTGGAACGGTCCAGCTCGTGCCCGTCGTCAGGACAATCGTCGTCATCGCTGCGCTCCGGGTTGAGCCTTACGGGTTGCCGTCGGTGAAGACCGCCGAGGTCACGCTCACCGTCGCGCCGCTCGCGATGGCCGTTGCGTTCAGGTTCACATCCGAGCCGCTGGTGCCTACGTCCATGTCCAGCACATGCGTCGTGCCGTCGGCCTTCACGAGCCGGGCCCAAGTGGCGGTGCCGCTCGCTACCGCCGTGCCGTTGGCGATGGAGTTCAGCGTGAGAACGCCAGCGGACGAACCGGGCGCGAAGGTCGCGTTGCAGATGAGTTCGGCCAGCAGCGTCGTAGCCGTGCCGCCCGTCGCCGGCCGCGTGCCGCTGTAGATCCGCAGCTTCGCGCTCGCGCCGGCGAGCGTAGTGATCGCGTCGTTGCGCGAGTTGCGCAGCGCGGCTGCCATTCCGATGGTCATGGGGATATCTCCGGATGCCAGAAACGAAAAAGCCCGCGCGCGGCGGGCATGAAAAAACCGCCCGAAGGCGGTCATGGGGTCGAACTTATCGAGACTGTTAAACTTGCTGCGCCAAAATTCATAACAGCGCATATGACAACCATTGCCGGACCGAAGGGCGACCGACTTAGCTCGATCGATTCAATGCGCGGGATCGCCATCCTGATGGTGATTGCCACCCATGCGGCCGGTTGGATCGCGCCCTCGTCGCCCTGGCTACAGCATCTCGCTGAGGTGGGCGCACGCGGCGTGCAACTTTTCTATGTCCTCAGCGCGTATTCGCTCTTCCTCTCCTACGAGCACCGTAAGAGTCGGGGCGACTTTTCACTGAAGGATTACTTCATCCGCCGACTGGCCAGGATTGCACCCATGTTCTGGGTCGCCATCGCACTCCATACGGCTGCTTCTGGAATGGGGGCGCGATATTGGGCGCCAGACGGCATCACGTGGGGCGACGTCGCTCTGACTGCCGTCTTCCTGAACGGATGGAGTCCAACGACGATCACATCGGTAGTGCCTGGGGGCTGGAGCGTCGCCATTGAGACGACTTTCTATATGGTGCTGCCGATTTTCTTCCTATGGGTGCGTTCCTTGAAGTCAGCGTTGCTGGTCACCTTCATTTGCATGGCAGCGGCAGGCCTTCTCGGCGCGTGGTACTTCGGCGCCACCGTGGGATCATTCCCTGAAGCGCAGCGCTACCTCGTATACAGCTTTGCGTGGCAACTATGGCTGCCCGCGCAGTTGCCGGTGTTCATGCTTGGCATCGTTCTGTACTTCGCCCGCGAGAAGCTTTCGGCAATTCCGGACGGCCTCGGCCTTTTGTGGGTAGCGCTCGCGCTGCTGCTTCTCGCAGCGGCCCGTTCCGTTTCCATCGAGGGACCGGTATCAAACCAATTGATCTCTGGCGTTGGCTTCCTCTTCCTCGCGCTTGCAATGCTCAAGGGCGAGGCCCCCGCTCTGGATAACAAGGTGCTCAGGAGTATCGGGAAGATCAGTTTTAGCGCTTACCTTCTCCATTTTCTAGTCCTGAAAGTATTTGACTTTGCCGCGAGGAAATTCGGCTTCCCGACGTCGCCGAGCGATTTTTTTTATCTGATCAGCCTAAGCGCCACGATTGCGGCGACGGCCGCAGCGTCCACGGTGACATACAGGCTCGTGGAGTTGCCCGGAATAGCCATCGGGCACCGTCTCATCTCTCAAGCACGGAGCACCAAGAGGCAACCCGCGTAAGGCCATCGCGCTATGCCGGTGGCGCTGGCCAGCTCACCGGATTTACCGTGAGATCCAGCCGATTCAGAACCACCCGGTATTTCTTCCAAGCCAGCAGTTGCGCTTCCTCGGCCGCCGTCGCGTCGCCTATATCAACCGCATCCTGCAGCGGCGCAATACGGAGCGCCGCGAGCTGCAACAATCCGTCCCGCTCAGATTGGACCTGCTCCGATGTGAGCGGCACGACTGGCGGCGTGGAATCCGTCGTAGGCTCTAGCGTCATCGGATATACGCTCGGAAGCTCTACGCCGTCCGGGCCAATAAACGCCCATCCGCCTGCGTCCCTGCGCAAAGCCTCAACGTCGTCGTCAAAGGCAAACACTGCGCCCGTTTCGGTATCTCGAAAAAATTTCATGTTCGCGCCTCAACGAAGTTCGTTCCAGAAAGACAAAGTCCCAGTCCCATTGATGCCACCAACGTAGGTTGCGCCGGGGGGAACGATAGCGCACGCACCTGTAGCTGCAGTGTTTGCTTGGCTTGAGCCAGGCACATCCACTCCTCCGACAGTGATTTTTGCTGTGGAAGCCGAGGTTCCCGATGTGGTGATTGATATGGAAACGAAAATCGGTTTCCCGGTACTGTTGGTGTAGGTTGTCGAGAGGGCCCGGGATCCAGTGAGGTTCTGCATGGTCTGGGCGATTCCGAAGGCCTGCGATAGAGCGGCGAACCGCGCGTCACCGAATCCCATACTTACCGCGTGATTGCTTTGCGAAGCTGATCCGACCTGAAGCGCACCGCCTGTGCACCCGATCAGCACGAACGAACTGATGTCGGCGCGCCAAACGACCTGAGCGCGACCCTGTGCGCTCAACTCCCCGCCTTGCAGTGGCCCTTGGGCGAAACCAATGATTGGTGACGCGCCGAGCGCGTTGATATTCAGCGTCGAGGCACCCGTATTGGCCGTCTTGACCTTGAACCACAGCACCATGCCGTCCGTCAGCGCGGTAATGCCCGGGTTGTAGCTCACGGCGTAGACGTTTGCCGCGCCGGTATCGACGCCGATCGTCGTGCCGGACTGCTGCATCGCGTGCAGAAGGTCGGTCGGCAGGAACGGCGCGTTGGCCGCCTGCACGATGTTCGCCGATGTGATGGTGGTCTGGCCATTGGCCACGGTCACGACCCACAGGCCGGTGTAGCCAGCGTCGGGCGCGGGCGTCGTCTGCGTGCCGGTGGTGGCCGCCGTGCCGACCTTGGCGGAGATCAGCACGATCCCCTTGCGCGCGGTCGCTTGCTGGGCGCCCGTGTTGTTCGGCCCGGACCATGCCTGCGTCGGATTGCTGGCGTTGTAGTACGGCAGCGTGACCAGCCCCGCATCGGAGTCCTGATACGCCGCCTGGATCAGGTAATTGACGCTTTGGCCGGCCGTCGCGGGCGCGGCACACGTCAGGATGACCGCATCCAGCGACATGCCCTGCTTCAGGATGTTGTGCGTCGTGTCGGCGGCGAGCGAGGAATAGGCCGTGGCATCGAGCGCCACGAGCGAGTACATCTCGCCGGGGTTCACCAAGACCTGCAGCGACGCCGGGCCCGTGGGAACGCACGCCAGCCCGCTCACGATCGTGGAGGTGCCGAGCATCGCGGCCGCCAGCTTCGCCAGGCCGGTCATGGCAAACCGGCTCGCGTTCAGCAGGTCGGTTTCGAGCGGGATCTGGCCCGGGTAGATGATCTGACGATCCATCGTGACTCCAATGAAAAATGGCGCCCGAAGGCGCCATGCAAATGCGTGGTGAGGGGGTCTAGCTGCTGATGCGGGTCCAGATGATCGTGGCCACCGGTTTGACGCTGTCCACGGCGGCATAGATGTCGGCGTCCGTCACGCCGCCTTGGATCTGGCTCATCGATGCGTACGCCGCGCGCGAGGGCTGGCTGTAGCCGCCCGCCGGGATACCGTACCCAGCGATCAGCGGGATGCCCGTTCCGACCGGCCGGTAGGCTGTGACGAATGCCTGGAACGGCATCAGCATCGACCCATAGGCCCCGGCCACGCCGTAGCCGCTGGTCGGCACGCTGTACGCGCCTGTATCGAGCGGCCGGGTTGGTTCGATGATCACCGGCGTGCGGCCGGTAAGATCCTGAAGCACCTTGATCAGGCCCGCCCGCGTCGCGCGCTCGCGGAACATGTTGATCAGGATCCGCGCGCGGAACGATTCGTCGGTCTGATTCGCCGTGCGGGGCAGGCCCGGGCCGAAGAAGTCGGCCGAGATCATGTCCAGCCAGCCGTCGGTCGCCGTCTTGATGCGCGTCTGGAGCCGGCTATAGCTGATCAGGCCGTAGACGTAGGCCGCCGCGTACGCCAGCCCCTGCAGGATGCCGGTGATGTAGGGCGAGTCCGCCTCATCGCCGAACCACGACCGCGGCACGTACCCACGGAGCCGGCGGTAGATGTCTTGCTGGTCGCCAGTTGCCA